TGTTGCTGTAATTAAAGACTGTTCTCCAACCGCAACATTGTTATCACCTGTGGTTATAGCTAATCCAGCATCTTTACCGATAGCTACATTCTGTTCGCCTGTTGTGTTTGCCGCTAAAGCACTTACGCCAATTGCAACATTATCTGCTGCTGTTGTGTTTGCCGCTAAAGCACTTACGCCCACTGCCGTGTTTGTAGCACCTGTTGTGTTTGCTGTTAAAGAACCTTTACCAACTGCCGTATTGTTACTTGCTGTGGTGTTTGCAGCTAAAGACTCTAAGCCCACTGCCGTGTTTGTAGCGCCTGTGGTGTTTGCTCCTAAAGCACTTCTACCAACGGCTGTGTTGTTAGAAGCTAGATTAGCGTCTAAAGCTTGGTAACCAACCGCAGTATTTGCTGAACCTGCAATGTTTACTTCTAAAGCACTTGAACCGACAGCTACGTTGGCTAAACCTGTTGTAAGTTTAGTTAACGCTTTTGCGCCTATACCAGTATTATTATCACCACTTGTTAGATCATCGAATACTTCATTACCAAAACCTGTATTATCAGAAGCTGCATTTAGTGTACCTGTACCCGCATCGTTGCTGATAAGCATACTGCCTACAAAGTTTGTTTTAGGACCTGTTATTCCAGCAGTATTAACAGTTCCAGTTACAGTTAAATCACCACCTACTGAAGCATCATCTGTAACTATAAGGTCATCATCTACTCTTAAATCTACTACGCTAAGACTAGCAAAAGCATCTACAACTGCTGCACCTGAACCAGCACCATCTAGGTAAACTGCTTTAGTATCTCCCGGAAGTATGGTTACGTTAGCACCAGTGCCTTGTGAGATAATAATATTTTGCGAACCACTTGTACCATTTTCGATAAAGTGCATTCTGTTAATTGTGTTTGGGCTTATGGTAATAGTACACGCTGAATCTAGTGTGCCTGTATACTCAACATACATTGAACGTACAGGATCAGTTGCACCATCTGCTACAACTGAAGCGTGGGTATCTGCGTTAGTAGTTATCCCCTCAGTTCCGTAACTAAGACCTTCACCGATTAACTCTAGGTTGGTGTTTGTTGTTGTACCCCACGTTCCACTACCATCACCTGTAGCAAGCTCGTTGAGTCTTAGATCATTAACATATGTACTAGCCATGTTTATTCCTCGTTAAAAAAATTATATACCATTATGCAACTTGACTCCAATCAGGAGATTGAGTTGTAGAAATTGTTGAAAAATTAGAAGTTTGAGAAGTATCTACTTCTCCCCATACAAGTAAATTATTACTATTTACAACACCTGTAGCTAAAACTCCTGTTGGGAACATATTAGCATCAGCTAATGGTGTTACGCTATTTAAAGCTGAAGTTCCTACTAATCCTGTTATTGAAAGTATGTTGTCAGTAATTGTACTGACACTACCTATTGCTGTTGTTCCTACTACATTTGTAACAGAAAGATTAGCATCACCAGTTACAGTTTCCTCACCTAAAGCTACTGTAGAAGCTGTACCACTAACGCCTTGTATAGCAAAGCCAGCAGCAACAACTGTATTTACAGCACCTGTTCCAGCAACACCTGTAATTGGAACTGGTAAATCACCTTCACCAAAACCTAGTTGACCCCAAGTACCTCGACCCCAACCATTAAGTTGTTGTGCCATTTTTTACTAAGCTATTCTTATAACAGCGTTTGAAGCATCAGCAGTAGGGAATGTAATAGTAAATGAACCAGCCGTACTAGTCTTATCTCCGCCAAAATCAAAAACTGCAACAGTAGGATCACCAGAAGCTGTGTCATTGAATATCATGCATCCTCTTGCAGTTATAGTAGCTGTTCCAAATGTAAGGTCTGCAAAATCTGTAAAAGCTGTTGTTCCTGAAGTAGTAGGATTAATTCTAGTTAAAGATGCACCTTTAGCAGTATAGTTTGTACCACTTGCTTCGTTAGTTGTTGTGTAGGCTGTTGTAGCTGCCGACATTGTGGCACTTGATGTATATAGTGCTAGTTTAAAATCGTTGCCGCCAGAAAGTAAAAAATTGTGTTTTGCTTCTAACAGTTCTTTTTTAAATGAGGTTGCCATTGCTTGAGTGATAGCCATAGTTAAAGTCTCCTAATGATGTTGGCTAGGTCTTTATGACCTTGTTGTTCTAGTTGATTACCTATCGTACACATATGATTCTTAATTGCTTCTTTCATATAAAAATTAATAACAGTATGACATAAACTTTTAAATGCATGGGCTTGTGCTTTTATAGATTCTGGTGCTGTATCACTAATAGATATTATCTTATCAGTAGCCATTTTTGCTACTTCTTCGGAAGAATGACCTCTATTATGTGTAGTAGTTACACCTAAGTTTCCTATTGAAATTTTAAATTCATCTGTTTGCATTAGTATTTATTCGGCTCTGGTACATTGTTAAATTGTAAATCTTTTCTTCCTATCATTCCAATAGGTTTATTTTCTTCTTGAACTATGTCACTCCACTTACAAACTTGCAATCCTAAGTCATTTTGATAACTAATTTTTGGATCATCTAATCGGTGATAACCATATAGTTTATCTTTTAAAGGTACGTTTGTATCTAGTAAATTAGAGTTTGGTGCAACAGATACATCAATTTTTTTATCTAAACATTTAGAAACCCAAAATTCAACACAAGCTCGACCTGCTTCTGCAAAATGCATATTATTTTTGTAAGTAAAATCTACACCAAATATATTTATTGATCTAACTTTATTCCATAAAGCAAATGCAATTGAATAAGCTATTGTATTATTAAAATAAGAACAAGATAAGTCATTGATTAATATAGATAAAGGAAATTCTTCTGTAGCTGGAACTCTCTCATCTATTTCGCAAGTATAAATTGGATATGTAACTTCAGGTAAAGCTTTTTGCATCATGCCTGTCATATCACCAGCATCATATGTATCAAAGAAACGACTCATAGGGTCTAATATAAATGCTCTATCAATATTAGGTATAACCCCAATCATGGCATTTATTGCCCATACTTCATCAAATTTAACACTATGAATTTGAGATAAATGAAAATCTATCTGACTTCTACCCATTGCTACAATAGCAATTTTTTTATCTTTTAATTCTTTAATTGGTTCTTTTAACATTAAGTTATTGGTTGTTCAATTGGTCCTGTTCTATAATTATCTTTTGTATTTCTTCCTTCACCTAATACTTTAAGTCTAGCTATTGATTCCATAAATCTTTTATCATAATTAGCCATTACATCTGGCTCACCTTTCATAAAAGTATTAGCTTCTCCTAAACTTCCATATAACAAGCAATCAGATGCATTAGTTCCTAACCAACTTGTACCATCACTAGTAACAGTAATTGATGCAGGTTTATACCTATAATGTAATTCAGCCGTTAAATTTGCATTTGGAGTAGGTGCAACAATAAAACTTTTTTCATCAAAAGTAGCATAATATTTAGGTATACCTGTTGTAGCACTAGATGGATAAGATTCTCTTATAAAACTTACATCTTTAAATAACAAAAATTCATAACCACTATTATCTATAGCTAAAGAATAAGGTGCTAAAAAATCAGTAGGCATTGTAAGGTATTGATTACTAGACGTTAATTGACCTGTTACATTTTTTCTAAAAACAGGTAAATCAACTAATCTAAGTATTCTTTCTTCTGTTTGTACAATAAATTCATCTAAATTATTTACAAAAGTAGTTTCAGTATTATTAGTATAATCTTGTATAGATTGTTTTAATGTTGTAAATGTCCATGCCATTAGCTTGTACTCACAGTTATTTTGCCTAATTTAGCAGTCATAGTTAATCCCATAGTGCTAGAACCAAATGCTGTTACTCCACCACCAATAGGATTAAATGCTGAATATCTTGTAGATGCTGATTCTCCAGTATCTGGTCTAGAATTGTACAATGCTTGTGGATCATTAATATTTAATTCACCTAATCTAAGTTGAGGATGATCTTGATCTAAACATTCATTACAAACTCTTAATCCATTTCTTATTTGATTTTGAATTTCATAATACAATTCATTTAATTTGTAAGTAAACCCACAACGATCACAAATACCTAATGCTTTTTTTCCTCTTGCATATGACATAATTAGTTATAACTAATATCTGGAACAAAACGTACTGATGCTTTTTCTCTATCTGCATCACTAACATCTTGCCATAATTCATTATATCGTTGTTTAATCATAGGAACTCTCATTTGTGCTTCTGGTGATTTACAAGCAATATTGTGAGCAAGAGCATAAGTTAAACATGGTAAATATCTTGTAGGAACATCCGCATTATTACTAGCTACAGAACCTACATCTTCAATTTTTTTAACATAATCATAAATTAATGTATATGTTTCATTACTATCAGGTGTTGACCATAATACAATATTATTAGTTCCTGTATTTTTATCTATAAAAAATTGAGTAGGTTTTGATTGTGTTAATTTTGTAGCTTGATGATTATATTCTGTTCTTGATATACGATTTAATCTTTGATCAAATTGTTTGGTAGCATCACCAGCATTAGTCCTAATAAATGCATCTATTACATCCATAGCTGATGCATCCAAACTATAAGTATTAGTGCCAGAAATTAAAGTATCTGATCCTTGTGCAACAGTCCAAAGGTTTAACCCTTTGTTTTGCCATTCTAAAAAAACTAAATTTAAAGCTCTTTTAGCACCACGATAG